CGACTCGTATAGTGGTGTGTTTTTCATTCTATAATAATTGTTTTGATTTGTACATTTCCCAAAGTTCTTCAGCTTTTCTTAATTTGTAACCATCACTTTCACTTTTGTAAAAGTAAGCATTTTCAATTTGATTACAACAGCTAAAATGATTGTCCGAAACTACATTCAAAAATTCAATGCTCTGGTCTTTTTGAAATTCTTCCGCGTATTCTTTGTATTCTTTCAATTTGCTTAACACTTCTTCGAAGGTTAGTTCGCCTTTGGTATACCTAACGAAACTGCTTTCAATCTCGTTAGATAACCATTCAACAGGCGACTTGCTATTCCATTGTTTAAACATATTATTTAGCGCAAACTACTTCAGTAGCCCAACTGTAAAGAATCATTACTTTATTTTCGTTCCATTCTTGTGCTGTGATTCCATTTTGTTTTGCAACGTTTGCACAATGCTTACGAAATTCAATTGAATTGATTAACTCTTCTACTTTTGACATGATTGTTTGTGTGTTCATTTTGATTTTGTTTTTGTTTGTTTGACAAATGTATGCTAAACTTTTGTATTACCAAATAAAAATGAAACTTTTTTTTATTATTTTTTCTAAGTTGTTGAAAATGAACTTAAAAACTTTTGTATTTTTTCTCTAACCCACAACATATTGTCCGTAACTTGGATTAAGTTCGAAGTACATACGCATCATTATCGCGTCGGCAACGTCGGGAGAAATACCTTCGCGGTTCTTGATTACGTCCTTTGGGGTAACTTGCAACTTACCGTCCACGTCTGCGCGATGTCGCTTAATCATTTCAAGCTCACGAATGATTTGTTCTTTGCGGGTACTGGATAAGATAGTGACCTTGTTTTCTTCAACGTACTGAGCAAGTTTGTAGTAACATTCACTTTTTAAGTTTTGGTATTGTGGGTGCTTTGGTTTAGATCCGTTGACGAATCCTCGACATTTTAAGAAGTCAACCACACCACCACCCACACCGTCTTCGTCACAAACTACATCTTGAAGCAAAATTGAATGCTGTTGACAGGTTAAACGAATCTTGTTCACTACTTCGTCTAACGCTGCTCTATTCAACTCAATTATATCAATGATAGTTAGACCTTCCCAAACGCAAATAATCGTTCTGTCCTTCCCGAATCGCGCTATGTCGGCTGTAATATATTTCTTTCCTTCGTTGATTACTTCGTTCCTAAACATTCGAAGAAGATTCTCCGTGTTGAATAGCTTGTCGCTATCGTCGTCAAACTCCCAGTTGCCTTCGAGCAGACGTTTGCGGTCGTATTCTGGAAGTCTTCGTAATGATTCGATATAAGCAACAGGAAGGAATGGGTTATCTTGCGGTAACGCTTGAACGAAAGCGCGGTGTGAAGGTAGTTCGTTGCGGTTGTTCTTCATATAGAACTCATTGTACAACCAACCCTTCGAAGGATTGCACGATAAAAAGCCTTTGGGAATAAGACCGAACTCGTTCAACTTATAACGACAACGAGAGTGAACGATGTTCACGGCTTTCTCTGTTACCTCTGCTACCTCGTCTATAAAATAATCGGTAATTTCCAACGATCCAAGTGAATCGAAGTTCGGATTTGAAGGATAAGCGAATAAGTCTTTCAATACTATTTCGCTTCCATTGAAGAACTTAATCACGTTCGTTTGTCCGTTATAGGTGTAGTGTTTGTCAGCAACCAATCCAAACTCACGCGCTGTTTCAAAGAACGTGTTTAACGTAGTCTTTTTAAGCGTGTCTAATTTGCTACGTCCAATAAGTGAACGCGTCCCTGCGTACTTCAAACGACGTTGTATCTGCCACATACAACCGAACTTCGTCTTTCCACCCCCTGCCGCGCCACCATATAACAACTGCTCAACTTGTGAATCGGTTGCAAGATAGTTCAACGCTTCAATCTGACGCGGCAGGTATTCGGGTTTGTATGGTTTGTTTACCACCATTTAGTAATAAAGTGATAAATAATGTAGGCAATACCGCCAACAATAGTAACGTTTAATCCAATTGATAATACAACACCAATCGCTGCTAAAATTTTGTCTTTTGTATCCATAAAAATTTAGTTAATTAATTTTTCTCCAGTGAGTATGTAATGAAGATCGTTTAATTCATTTGTAAATTGAATATCTTTTAATAGAATAAATCCGTATTTGACTTTTACAATAGCTCTTTTGACAATACCTAAGTCATATCCTACTAAATCATTAATAAAATACACTCTATCACCAGAACTTTTGAATCCATGTTCCACAAGCCATTCACGAGTTATTTTTTCTTTCATTGCTTTGACAAATAAAGTTTATACAATTCTCTCAGCCCTTCAAACTGAATCGATTCTTTTAGCAGTTGACGTTTGCGGTCACTCATTCGCTCAACCATTCCTTTTGAAAGTTGCTGTTCGTTGAAGACTGTCTTTCGTGCCTTCGCTTTACACAACTGATATTCTTCTTCTGTGAATGTTTCGAGCGTTATACGTTTACTTTCTTCTAACCACCGCATCATTGACACTCCGCGCAATTCTAAGGTTGTAAATTTGCCTTGTTTGAAGCTCTGCACGTCTTCGTCCAACATTCTTCTCCAGCTATCATCGTTTACTGCCATTTCATTCTCCTTTATTAGTTCTGCTTTTTCCTCAATCGATTGCGCAATTTCACGCTGTATTTGTAAGTTCGCTTTGTCCCTGTGTGGTTTGTAGTGTGTTAGTACGTCGCCAATAAATGAAACGCTCAACGCTCCGAAGTGTTCGGTTTTCTTTGACAGTTCATTCGCTGCGTTCAATTCAAACGCAAGGTTGAAGTGTTCAAACGTAACCCAACGAAAGTGTTTGCCTATGAACTCGTGCAACATCTGGAGTAACTGCGCTTCGGGAAGTGCTATTCCGTACATAGCGCAAACCTTCGAGCAAAGTTTAACGAACGTAGGTAGGTCGTAGTCGGCTACAAATGCGCTTTCACGTTCTGCACGATCAACCCTTTGTGTAATGCTGAGCGTCGTTGTAGATGCGTTGCGCAGCATCGGAATCGAATTTTCCATTTTTGATTTTTGTTTGTTGGTTTGTAGTTACAAAGGTAGATAAGTCCCACTTACGAACGGCAGCCTTCCAGTCTTTCATTGCGTTCCTTCCAACCTTCCAACCATTCGCCTCGTAGTGAGCGTGAAATTTCTCGGTAAATTTAAGCGCGTCGTCGTTGCTTAATTTCTCGCAAGCGTATTCGTATATCTCAACAACCGTTGGTTTGACGAACGCTGTCTTTTTTTCTTTTGTTGGTGCTGGAAGTTGAGCGGGTTGTGTTTGCGCTTTCAATAGTTCTTGAACCTGCGCTTCGAGAATCTCGATTCTCTTTTTTAGTTGTAAAATTAGCATCATGTTTTTATTTTAATTAGTCCCACCCTTCACCTTTCGCGTCGTCGTCTGCGTCGTCCCATTCTTGACAATCGAAACAAAGTTTTATTTCTCCGTCTTCGTCAATGAGTTCGTAGGCTTCTTCGTAGGTTGGTAAATTTTGATCGTTGAGAACGGTGTTCACGCGTTCGTCGAGTTCTGCGCTTTCGCAGTGAGGACAAAATGTTAATTCGCTTTTCATTGTTTTAGTTGTTTGATTATTTAAGTTTTGCTTTTCTTTTCGCTTCGAGTTCTTTTTGGTTCTCTAAGTGTTCGACAAACTTAGTGAAAAATTTGATAGGTTTAGCATAACCCATTGCGTTCATCAATTCACAGATTCGTTCAACCGTTGCGCGGTAGGTTCTGTCCATTTCGATTTGCCACGTCGCCTGTTTGATTCCGTGCATAACGGTAGCGTGGTCTTTACCATAGTGCTTACCTATCGATTCAAAGCTTTGAAAATAACACGGACGAATCAAGAAGAAAATTATTTGTCGTGCTGTCACAATCTCGCGTCGTCTTGTTGGTGTGTATAGCGTTTGCGATTGAAGACCTAACACGCTACAAACAACGTCTTCGAGTGCTGACCAGAACACTTCACGTTCGTTTTCAAGTTCCTGTTGTATCCTTATTTGTTCGGTTGAAAGACGTTCGTATTTTGGCGTAAGCATCAGCCATAGCGTTTCGAAGCGTTCCATGTGCGCAAATGGTATCATGTCTAGCATTTGCTGTCTTATTTGTTCGTTAGTCATTTTCTTCGTTTATTAATTTGGTTGGTGTAAATGTGCTGAATACTTCTTCTCTTGAAAGTCCTGTGTGCAAACAAATGTTGTTGAAGTCTTTGATTCTCATTCGTTCGGGGTGCGCAACGTAAAGTCGTGCCGTTGGGTCGCTGATTCGAAGAACGTTCTTGAAGTTGTTCATTGTCTTAAATTGACTTTTAACGAGGCGACCGAATGGGGTTTTGTAGATTGCTTTATTCATAAGTTAAAAAGAGATTTCACCACGCGTTGAATGAAGTTTAATTTAGGTTCATTCGGTTTAACCTTTTGCGATGTTGGTTGTTTGGGTTTTGGTTGGTTGAAAAGTGTCGGTTGTTTTGCAAATTGTTTATATTGCTTTTTGTTTTTGTATTTATTGTAATTCTTTTTTTCATTTACAAATAATTCATAACGGTCAGTTCGAATACGCTCAACGGCTTTATAACTTCCGTCTTTTTCCTTCCAGAATAAACCTGCTTTTTTTAGAGGCATTTGATAACCTTCACAAGTATTCATTTTTGCAAGTGCTTCTTTTGGTTTCAATCCGTTATTTACTAATTTGCAAAATTCACGAACTCTTTCAATGTTAAATGGCTTTTGATTTTTCATTTTGTTTTGTTTTTAATTGTATTGATTTTGATTCGTTAAGTGTCATAAAAGGCGCGTATGTATGAAATAAACGCCTTTTATAACACATTATTCATTTAGAATGGCAATTCGTCTTCGTCTTCTTGCGTTGGTTGAATTAACCCGCTTTTTTCAAGCATTGCCTTCGCTTTGTTCATTTGGTCTGCAGATCGCTCTAAACGTTTGCTGAACTCAGCCGACGAACTTACTTTGTTCTGCAACCACTCTGGAAGCATCTTGAAACGCAAATCGAAGTCTTCGCTGTCGTAGTCCAACAAGAACGCTGCGTTCACCTGTGGTGGGCAAGTCATTCCTTTCGCAAGTGGTGACGCTCCTTTTAAGTCTGCGTAAGTACGTCCTGTGTTCGCTGTGCGGTGCATTACGCTAACCATTGCTTCCTTCCCAAGTAAAGTGCCGATATCGAATCTGTTCGCTTCTCCGTCGCTCATTGCCTTACCTAACCAAGATTGAACGAAGGCGCGTAATCCACTCTTTTCGTGCATTGACAATGTAAAGTCGCGACCAATTGAGAACGGTTGTTCACCTTTGCCGAAGTCAGCTGTTTCAAGTGGTAATTCAAAGACTAAGCGAACTTTGTTCACCAATTTCTCTTCACCTTGATAAGTGTCGACAATCGTTCCGATGTGAATGATTTGGTAGCAACGTGCTACGTGCGTTCCTGCGGGTACTGTTTGACCTCCGCTGTTGTTTGTTTGTTGGGCAATGATGCTCATGTTGTTGTTGTTTATTTTGTTGTTATTAAATGAATTTAGATATTGTTCGAACTTAACAGCCAGTTCTTCGTCCGCTTGTATGTGACGCGTTTGGCTTTCATGCAAGTGCGATTGTTCGTTGACGCGCTTGTAATAACCCATTAGATATGGTCTTGAAAAATTCGGTAGTCGAACTCGAAAATGATTCCGTCCTTCTTTAAGCGGATATAGTGAAGGTCGAAGTTCGGTTCGTCAGCGCGGAAGAATCGACCAAGAACATCGAACTCAAACACGTTTCCTTTTTCGTCTTCGAACTGGCGACCTACGTTTTCGGAAAACCAACCTGTTTCTTCTTCGTGAAAGTTTTCTGCGATTCCTTTGATTTCTTCGTTGAGACGTTTAATGTCGTCCATTGAAAAGTGATAAGTGATTTTTGGATTGTACATTGATTTGATTTTTAGTTGTTGCAAATGTATTCAATTAATTGGTCGTTCCAACGCGCTTCTGAAAGTTTTTGACATTTTTCAATGTTTGCGCTTATCTCGTTGTGCGTTAGGTTGTAAGCGTTCGCGCAAGACGAAACGCAAACAAAGTTAGATTTCTTTTGGTGGGGTTGGTAATTCTTTGATATTCGCTCCAGTAAAGCTGTTGAGCGCTCGTTCAAGTCTGTCAATTTCCCATTGACAATGCGTATCCCAATCCAATGTTCCGTTTCTCGAATTATTCCAATAATCAATGGCTCTAAGAAACGCTCCCAAAATTGTGTGGTAATCTTCTTCAAATAAAACGCAAGTGTAGCAATAGTCTTTTTCATCTTTCATTTTGATTTTAGTTATTTGGTTGTTTTAGATTTCTTTACTGAGTAATACTTCTTCGCGTGGTATCGCTGCTTTGATTCGGTCGTAAGCGCGTACCGCTTCGTCGTAATCGTTGTACGACATATGAAACTCTCCGTTGACTACAATCTTGTAGTACATATCTGTTAACGTCGTCTTTTGAATTAGTTCTACTTTCATTTTGTTGTGTGATTTGGTTGTGATTCTAATTGTCTTGTTTGTTCGTCAATCGTTCCTGCGATTAACATTCCTAAGAATAGCATCGCAATAAAGAGTAGTGTTTTTTTCATTTGATTATTTGGTTTTAGATTATACTATTTCAAAAAGGCGTGTCATTGTTTGCATTGAAAATTTATAGATTGTTTCTCCGTTATTGCGGTTAACTAATTTCTTTGCATCTTCTAAAGTAAACCAAGAACCGATTGTTGTTCCTGTGAATTTTACTAATCCTTCTGAAGTTAAGATTCTGTAGGTTGTGTTCGTTGTGTTCATTTTGTTTATCTTTGTTTGTGCTGTTAATTGTTTGACAAATATATGCTAAACTTTTGAGATAGCAAGAAAAAAATAAACTTTTTTTAAAAATAATTTATAACTGATTGAAAATGAACGTAAAAACTTTTAAGAAAACATATAAAAAAAGTAGTGTGAAGCGTAAAATTGCACCCGAAAGCGAAGCGAATCAACAAGAAATCGTTGTGAAATACCTTCGTTTAGCATATCCCGACGCGCTTTATTGCGCTTCAGCAGGTGGAATGAGGACGAGTTACTTGCAAGCAATCAAAATGAAGCGCACAGGTTACGTCAAAGGGTTTCCCGACTTATTCATTTACGAGCCACGCGGTGAGTTTCACGGTCTTGCTATTGAAATGAAGAAAGAAAAAGGTGGTACTGCATCGCCAGAGCAGAAGCGTTGGCAGGAGCAATTGAGAAACAGAGGGTATTGTTCTTATATTTGTAAGGGAAACGAGGAAGCAATCAAAGTAATAGATGAATACTTCAACAGTTGACACTTGACCACTACATAGAAGGACACTACAAAAAGTTCAAAGAGTTAGCGTATAACATTGCTCGTAAAGAACCATTTTACGAAGACTTGTTGCACGACTCTTTACTTTCTATGTTTGGTTCAAAGCACATTGAAAATCTAATCGATACAGGCGACTTTGAGTTCTATCTTATTCGCGTAATGTATTTGTCCGTTAACAGTCCAACGTCGCCTTTTTACAAACAAACGATAGCGTGGAACAGAAACCGACGCGACTTCAAAGAGTACGCGCACGAAATCGACAAGACTTGGCTTGGAGCACGAATGACAAACGAGCAACTGGACATTCTTATAAGTCGATTAAGCGAATTTGAACGCTTAATCTTTCAAGAATATATCTTTGAGGGGTTCACATATCGAGAACTATCAAAACAAACGGGAATACCAACACCCTTCCTTTACAGAACAATAGACAATATCAAACAAAAAATAAGAGCAAATGTTATTCGCAAAAAGTAATGAGTACAAAAGACGACTTGAAATTTGTCGCACGTGTAAATTCTTTGAATCTTCAACGCAGTCTTGCGGTCAATTGATCGTTGGCGACGAAGTTGAAACCGAAGTCCTATTTCGTCGTAAATCAATTAAGTTGTGTGGGTGTGTTATGCCTATCAAAGCAAAGTTAGCCTTCGCTTCTTGTCCTGCATCTAAATGGGAAGGTGTCTTGTCGTTAGAAGAACAAATTGAGTTCAAACGTTTTCTTCTCGATATGAAAGCCAAAGGACGTTTGGAAGACAAAGACTTGATGAAGTTCTATTCGTTCAAGGATAAAGCCACAGGCGCGTTCAACGAGCGTTCAACGTGTCCGCCTTGCGTGAAGAAAGACATCAATACGTTTCTTGAATCAATGAAGGATGTTGAAATAGGTGAATAACTAATTGACTCAACGAAGTAAGTTTTAATTATTTTTGTTGTGTCAAGTATTAATTAGCATTAACCCTCTTTTGTTTGGTACTTGACAGCACGAAACAATTGGGGGTTATTTTTTTTGAATAAGAGTAATGAATACACGCGTAAGCTGAATAAGAGTAAAAAAAACCTTCGTAAGTCAAAGCGAAGTAACCAATGACTACACTTGCAATACACCAATGCTTGGAACGCGCAACTGCTCTTTTAAGAGCAAAGACAGTTTGTTTTTCTTGGGGAGACTTTTTCTTTTCTTTCTTTTTCTTTTACCTTTTTCTTTTTCTTTCTTTTCTTTTCTTTGCACACTTAAGACAGTCAATAAGTTTAGTGACACAAAAGGAACAACTGAA